GCACGTTTGAATAGCGTAGTGAACAATGTGCAAGCAATACTAACAGTATTCGAGTTATCTGGATTTAAGATAGCAGGATATTCCCCTCAACCAACCATAGATCATCACACAAAATGTGTTGAATCAATGGACAATAATGTACTAAAATTCTATAAGTACAAAATTGCAGCATGGGTAGCAGAAGCCCTAAATGAGCCTCTGCCACCATGCCCCATAGAATTGAAGGGAGATATACCAGATGTATTGCTAGGTGGGAAAGTGTTGATGTGGCAGCGTCTTATCAAAAGAACTAATAAAGAAAAATGGCAGCAAATTATTGCAACCATAATGACAGTTAAGAGAGCAATGGATAGACCTACAAAAGAAGATTTGAAGAAAGCTGAAATAGCAACCTTCAAATCACTCACACGAGAACGCAAAGAACCTAAAAGTATAGAGGATCTTAGTTGGGCAGATGAAACGGATAAGGAAGAGGAAGAAAAGGAATTACAACAACTTGAGGACGAAGTCCGAAGAGTTGTACAAGAAGTCTTTGAGGGTAAAACCTTCAAGGAAGACGACTTAGTAAGACCATTCTTTCCCAGTACTAATGCGAATTATCTGACCACACGTTCTGCTGGTGGAGCTGTAGGACATCTTATGAACTCAGAACTAATGTCTGATCTTAAGTCTAAAGATAAAGAACTGCTGAGATGGAAGGTGGAAGGCAAAAAGAGATCAACAAGAATAGAAATTGACTCTAGTAACCTATTCGAAAAATTCCGGATACTTATGAACCGAATTATCGAAGGAGCGCAGAAAGAAAGAAAGAGCGTAACATTAGTCGCATTGGCCGAAGCACTGAAGACACGTGTCATCAGCAAAGGACCAGTCCTAACATACACAGCTCTGAAACCCCTTCAACGTTGGCTTTGGACAACACTCAAAAATGATAAGAGCGGTGTTTTCAAGTTAATAGGAGAAGAGATTGGAGAGGAATACCTATGCAAACAGATAAAAAACCTTAAGGAAGGAGAAAAGTTCCTTTCAGGAGATTATAGCGATGCTACAAACTCACTGAATCCTCGATTATCTGAAGCAGCCGTCAACGAATTGAAAAAACATATTGATGTCAGAGGACTACATAGTCTGTTTGAACATTCACTCACAGGTCACTGGATATCAAATCCAGAAAACGATGAGGAATTAGTCAAGCAAACATGGGGTCAACTCATGGGATCAATTACGTCTTTTCCAATTCTCTGCATAGTAAATGCAGCCATTTGCCGTTATGTAAGAGAAAAAGATACAGGTAGAAAACTACCTCTATCATTCGCAAACATAGCAATAAATGGTGACGATTGTGTTTTCCGAGCTACAGAAAAAGGGAAGAAGCTCTGGGAGCACTGGGCGGGAGTGAGTGGTATGTCACCCTCTGTAGGTAAATATTTTCATTCTAGTAAGTTCTTAAACATGAACTCAGCTCAATTCTTAGTTGTACCAGAATACTGTTTGCGAGAAAAACAATCATCACAAGCAGCAACCGTTTTCTTCCTTAACGGTGTCCCCAGAATTAATATGGGACTTTTGGCTGGTCTTGGTAGAAGCACTAGCGGGAAGCTTGAGAAAACAACGATTGCAGATTGGGGGACCCTAAACTCAATCAGTAATAATGTAAAAACATTAATAACCGAATGCGCAGAGGATGACATTGAACGAGTGTTCAAAGCCTATCTGAATCGCAATTGGAAAATGTTATCTCAAACCTCTTTACCGTGGTTCTTACCAGAACACCTAGGTGGTCTTGGTCTCCCTACCATAGGAGATTTCAAGCCTAGCAACAAAGATCTGCGTTTGGCAAGTGCTATACACAAGCACGCCAAATTTCCACCGCGTCGACCGGAAGGTATCAGCTGGAAGGTATGGGATTATGTGCAACAAAGGAAAAAGAACTTTCCAGACCAACTAACGGTAATTCAAGAAGAATTCACCGGAAGAGGTAAGGAAGGAACTAATACCGAATGGAGCTCAAAAACCTTAGACGGACAATTATGTGTTGAAGCACTCTTTACAATGGACTTTGTTAAAATATATAACGAAAGTAACCAACGCAATCAAACTTTACGTAAGATTGAGAAAGAGGTCAAACGATGCATGAAATACATGTCAACATCCGAACCTTTCGAAGCCGATAAACTGCCAATCAGTACAGAGAAATACTCAGTAATGATAGCAGGGTACGGTGACGACGCCATCTCTCACAAACAACACACCTACACTAATGCACTGTTCACAAAAGGTGCTCTTAAAGAGCGTGAAACACTGGAGATAAATTGATAGAAGATCTTTTGGATTCTTTCTATCAATTCACCTCATTATCTAAATAATCTATCGCGTTGTGGTGGTATCAATTACACATATGTAAATGACACCTAACATACTGAT